TGCTTCATGGTGGAATACTGTAGCTCCTCCAGAAATGATAGTCCCCATGTCTACTTCTGGATGATAATGTAAGGCTTTTAGATCAAAAGCTCCAAGGCTAGCCTTGGCATTAGTTCCGCCCAAGTCTATTAAACTCTTACTAGATGAATCTATAACATGATCTTGAGTAGCATCGAAGAGGGCATCACCAGAGGTGGTATCAGTTGTGATGTAACGATTAGCACTCATATCATTTGCACCTAGAACAACATCAGTTGTTGCACCTGTATAAGGTACCAAACCAGTAATGTCTGTATCCTCAGCTATAGATACAATTGGGTAAGCTCTTAACACTTCATCTCGGTCATCATTGAGTCTGTGAAACACGTACTCACTGTTATCATAGTGCAGCATTAGATCATGGCTGTGTCCTCCACTAGTTGGAACAACTTTCTCTAAGTAATCTGTCCATTCAGTTAAGTTACTAGAGACTGCCATACCTGGATCCCACTCTGAACCTCCTACATCTCCATGGAATGTCATGTAGTATCTACTACCTACTTTTACTATAGAATCTGGAACAATAGCACTTGACCAAGAAACTTCACTTGGGCTAAACACTGGGTTACTAGCGTCTTTTGTCCATGTAATACCATCACTAGAAGTAGCTAGTCCAATCTCCCCTTGAGTTGTACCTCTTCCTTCATAAAGCATGTACCAAGTTCCATCTTCAATGAATACTATTGGAGAACTTACATCTTGAGACTCCCAACCTGTTCCAATGTCTAGTACATCTCCTCTGTCTGTCCAAGTTGAAAGGTCAGTAGAAGTAAAGAGTCTTATATTTCTAAAGGGTACATCTGCTTTGTCTTCACAGTAGAGATAGTAAGTTCCTTTGTGCTTAACCATGTAAGGGTCTTCACTAGCTCTTGTTAGTATCTGTCCATCACTGCCCCACTTAGTCCAAGTCTTACCATCTGGGCTTGTAGCTAGTCCCACAAATACATTTGTTCCAGTGTAAGCTCCAGCATATCCAGAGTAAGTGAAAAGGTAGAGTCCTAATTGTGTGTCATAAATTGTATTTCCAATCTCTCTAAAGGTTTCATCCCATGTACCTGGAGTAAGAATTGGATCAGTGGACTCATACCCTCCAACGTAGTTAAATTTGAGAGTACTGTCTTTAGAAATTATTGCTTTCTTAAATTCTGGGTGATTAGAAATACCAGAATGGTTTGGCAAGAACATATCAGTAGCTACTGGTGCTTGAGGTTGAGGTCTGCTCTTTAAACTTCTTAGAACCTTATCAGTTTTGGAGACCACACTTGTACCTCCTTGGAACAACAGAGTTCTCAGGTACTAGATTCATTACTCTTCCAGTCTGTGAAGTTGTCTCTGCTTCCAAGCCTTCCTCGAAAGGCCAATCAGTACGTAGTTCCTTCTCGTTATGTGTGCTTGCCATATAACTTAATAGAATTAAAGTTTAAATAATTATTCTTCTTGCTCTTCGTCTTGAGGAGTTTCGTTTTCTTCTGTCATTTTCTTTTTAGATGCCTTCTTAGCTGCTGGCTTACTCTTTAGTTCAGAATGTTTATTAGCTAGTTCATCAGCTCTTGCAGTCTGGTTAGACTCCATATAGAATTCGAATAATCTCTTAGCATTTTCAAGTGTCATTTTATGTCACCGTGTCAGTAATCAAGTGTACAGCTTTAGGGTCTGTTAGTAAAGCTTCTCCTTCTTCCCATACTCTTATTTTCTTCCCAATACCTGGTTCATCTACCATTGCAGTAGTAATTCCCATGAAAGATTTCCATGTACAAGCTCTTTGAGGTACAAATTGTAAAGCGTAATCAGTTGTAGCATTCTCTGAAACAACTACATTATTTCCAAGTACTTCCATAACTACTCCAGTCTTAACTTTCTCACTTGAGAAGTTTGGTATACTAGATCCCTTATTTGAGATAAGATAATGAATTAAATTCTTGTGTTCGATTGGGTTGATGTAAAGAACCATTCCACTTGTGTCATAAGAGTTGCTTCTGATCTTCTGGTTTCCATTCATTATATCTAATACTGGGTCTGCATTTGTAGCATCATCCCATCCGGTTCCACTTGCTGCAGTTGTCTCAATGTTAGAAGGACTTAAAGATTCAGTTAGAACATTGTAAATTCTTACGTCTACTCTCTTCTTAACAGCCCTTACAAGGTCTCTCACATTAGTTGCTAGAATGTCAATGTCTGTATCTTTGATGTCTTCTTGAGAAATCATTGGTGACTCTACGAAGTACTTTCTTACGTAACTTGTTTGTCTTGTCCAGCTTTGTTCGACTACACTAGGTCTAGCTCTTTCAGCTACATTATCAATAAGCTCACTAGTCATACCATCTGTAGTAGTTCCACTTAAGAAACCAGCTGTCTTTTGGTACCATCTAATTTCTCTTGCATCAGTAGAAGCATTTTGTACAAATCTTTGTAAAACAAGTTCTTCATCAGCAAAGCCTTTAGCAAGCTTATCAATGTTTAATCCTCTTATTGTACTCTCTCCACTAGTTGCCATTATGCTAAGTTAATTGTGAAGGGATTTAGTTCAAATAAAAATGTTTCTCCGTCAACTGCTACTTCTAAAGCTCGTCCAACAGGGTTCTCTGAGTTAACATCAGCACTTACTAATTCATTAGTGTCTCCAGTTCCTACATCAGTAATAATAGCATCTCCAATTCCTACACCAGCTGCTCCAGCATAACCTTTAAAGATTCCTTTTTGGTAAACTGCAATAGTTGTCTTTCCATCATTTGCAACTTTCTCTTCTGCTGCAATACCTGCTATCTTCTGGTTATCTCCATCTGCTGCACTTGCAGTCATAGGATCAGTTAATCTTACAATAGTTCCTTTAGGAATAGCTGTAGCATTTGCACAAGTGAATGGAATTGGTACTTCCTTTTCAAATACTAGGGTAGCTTCTCTTGCCATAAAAAACCTTAGTATAACTATTATATAAAGTTTTCGTATTTAGGCTCTAGAGCCTCTCTAAGCCTTATTCTGCTCGTCTTCTATTTTTTTATCACAAAGTTTGAGTACTTCAGCGTTGATGATTAGCTCGTGACGTGCATTATCCATGTCTTTTTCTAGCTTCTTTTTAAGGTCTGTCCAGAAAGCTTCTTCTGGAGTTCCTATCTTAATTCCGAGATCTTCTTGTTCTTCACTCATCTTTATCTCCTCTTAGGATTCGTTCCATGTATTCTTTATTAGTCTCTTCCTTAGGTTCTTCTTGTACAGTTCCTGCACTTGATTGTCCTCCAAGAATATCTCTTGCTTTTAGTTCTTGTAGTTCCTTAACCATAGGTGCTACCTCATCCTTTAGTTTAGCAAAGTCTTCTACGACTTTCTTAGCATCATCTACCGGATTTGAGGGTGTGACTTCTTCTTGTGGTTTTTGTTCTTCTTCCATTGTTCCTCCTTTCATAAGCTTTAGAAATTATATAAAAGACTGCTGCCCAAAAAACGATTGCTGCTATCCATTCCATAGTGTATTAAAGATATTTAACTATTTAAATGTTTTGTTCTGTGAGGCCTTCAACTATCCTTCTATTGTTAGCCCACTTTCTTCTAAATTCAAATAGGTCTCCTTCTACGTCGGTAAGCGCTCCGCTTGTTCTAGCTGCAGGAGATAAGATTGCTTCATTCTGAATCTCATCTTCTATATTGTCAATGATATTCTTCATTTCATCTAACTGTGCTACAGCTTCTGCATAGCTTATTTCTCCATTCTGGAATTCATCTCCTACATCATCTGTAAGTCCATGATAAGTTGTAATAGAAGATTGCTTTTCTGCTATCACTCCTTCTCTATCTGCTAGAATATCATCTACTACTCCAAAAGCCTTTCCTTCTGAGGTAGCTCCTACTGCAATTATTACATTCTGAATTGCTTCTATTCTATTTCTTCTAAACTCTAATCTTGCTAGTCTTACTTGTTCTAAGGGGTTAAGATCTTCTGCTCCTTCAAGTGCTGCAATATCATTTTCTATTCTAACCCTTCTTGGATTTAGGAATACATCTTCTCTTATACCCTCTGCTCCCAGGGCTGTTTCTATTTGTGCCTCTCTTTCTGGAGTTCCTGCTGGTGCTACTAATTGCTCTGGCTGAGTAGGTATTGGTATATTCTGTCCTGCTTCAGCTATACTTTGTTTCTTTTCTAGTGCATCCCTACCGCTCACTCCTCCTGGAGTTCGCTCCCTTGCCTGAATCTCAGCTACTTCACTTCTCTCTTTTTGAGTAGTTGTCTTAAAAGCTACTGGTTTGTCTGCTCTAGGCTTACTAGCATCAGTAGGTTCTGGGTCTACTATCCTTTCTACAGGCTTTCTTTCTTCCGGTCTTCTTTTTCTTCTTTCTACCATTATTTATGTGTGTTTTGGAAGTGCAGTTCTTCTGCGATTTTTTCCATGGCTATTTTTATGCCCTTTAATAAGACTTGTCTGTCGTAAATCAGATATAATATAAAAACCCCAGCTATTCCGAAATCTACTAATAACTGATCCCAAACCATTTTTATTCATTTCTTGTCACCGATGCCGTCGTATCACTTGGTTGGAATCCTACTTGACCTGCATTCTTCTGCTCGTCTTCTTGTTCGTTCTTCTGAAGACTAGGCGGTTTGTTAAATTTAATTTTGATTGCTAATTGGTTCCATAGGTCTGCTTCCATATCTGTTTGCTCTCTTGTGTAAACGGGTTCAAATGTAAGGAACCCTACCTTACTCCCAGCTTCGGTGAAACCTTCGCTGGTCGCTATTACTCTAGGAACCTTAACTGCTTGGTAGAAAGCATTCTCCAAGTATCTTATCCAGTCAAGTCTGTTAGTTGTAGACTTACTTGGGAACTCTTTAATCTCTGCTCCATCTTCTGGAAGGCCTAACATCTCTCCCTTATTTACGGCCTTCTCTATTTGCTGGTTTACATAAGAAATTCTACTTGTTTTGTCAGTCTTATAGTAAGCAATACCCAGAGCCTTATCTCTATGCTTGATTAATCTCTCATCTTCTATAGCTTCCATCCAAGCTTCAAGAATTGGTTTAGCTGAATCTACTACACTCATCCCATGGATTTCGTCACCTACTCTCTCATTAACTAAGTGGAATATCTGGTTTGGTTTGAACTTCTTTGTTGCTGTTCCTTTCTGGTTCTTCTCTCTTTGCTCGTATCTTACTATCATTCCTTTAGAATCTACTACAGTTCTCATAGCTCCAGTGTCAAGAGGTTTCAAGTTTACAATCTTATCTTTATCATCTCTAATTACTTCAGCAAATGCATCTCCATAGATTTTCTTTTGTACTTGCATGTTAAATAGAATAGATTCGAAACTGTCCTCACCCCATCCTACAAAGTTCTTGATTTGTGCTAGAGTAGATGGCTTAGCAGTAAATCCCAATCCTACTGCATATATCGATAGAGCGTCCATAGCTGACTTCAAATGAGGTACGTTCTTATAAGAACCAAGTTGAATGTGTGCATCTGGGAAATCATACCAAGTCTCTTTTTGATAGCCATATCCGTCTAGTTGTTCAGAGTCTACACTGTAGTTTTGCACTTGAGTAGCATAGTCTGTAGTTGTGGATGTTGATAAATTGAACTCTGCCATATTATAATCTTAGTAATATAGGTATATTAAATTTTAGTTGAGTAGTTTGGAAGTCTCCTTCTGCTGTATTTGTAGGATCGTGATAACATTCTGCTACAGCGTTTCCACTTCCAGCTATACTTGAGATAGTAACATCTATTGAGATCCTTAGCTTTTCTCCAATCTTGAATAGTTGTCTTGTTGGTTCTCCTTCCATTACATTGAGTTGTCTTGTTGTAGCAGTTATGAAATCGTCAGTGCTTGTAAGTGTGAGAAGAGTAGTTTCTGTTGCACTTAGGTCTACGTGTTTAACAACTATCTGAGTTGTAGAGTTATAGTTTCTTGATGCTGGAGTATGCTTTATTGGAACTATACATCTCATAAGGCCGTCGACTATGATAGGTCTTTGAAAGATTAAATCATAGTCTCCTAAGTCTTTAGTTCCATCTGTGGAGAATGTGTTTGAGTTAGAAACTGCAAAAGAATACTCTTGATTCTCTCCTAGTCTTTCCTCATTAGATCCACTTGCATCATTAATGTCGTAACCTTGTAGAGTGATAATCCCTTGTCTAGTTATTAACTCTGAGAAGTTAAAAGTAGCTATTGCTGGAGACTGTGGAATTTGAATTACTTCTGGAAGAACCATTAACTCACCTCATTAACAGCATCTCTATAGTGAGCTTCTTTTAGTAGTTTAATAGCATTGTTAAATCTCCAAATGTTAGTATTGATTAGAACTCCTACTATTTCATTTGAGAGAAATCCATTCTGATTGTAAGTAATAGCTGATGTAGCTGCATGACTAGATGCTGCATCTTCTAGAATCTTTTTGAAGTCATCGTTTAAAGTTGCGTAAACATCTGTCCAATTGTACTGACTTTGTGTATTTATAGCTGACTCTGCTTGTTCTATTAACTGATCATACTGTCAGCTAGTTAGCGTTGCTGCGTCACTTCCTGCCTTTAATTGGACTGCTGCGTCATCACAAAACGTTGCCATTATACTTTTATACTGGAAATCCATATATTTATGGTTTTCTGTTTTGCTAAAATGGCCGCTCTGATTATTCCCTCAGCAATATGGTCATAATCTCCTTTAATCTTGATCTTTCCTTCATCTGTATATTCATATTGTATACTTCTTAAGGACTCTATTACATCTTCATCATCTAAGAGCCATATCTTTCCCATCTCCATTAAGGCTCTTAAGTTGTCATATAAATCTTCTTTTAGGAGACGTGCTTTCTGGTTAGAATCTTTGTCTAGGCTTCTTGCTCTATTGTTTATAGCTTCCACATATCTTTTGGTGTCTTCATGTTCTAAGAGATGGTCATAGATTCCAACACCTAATGATCCTGATCCTGCATCTATACCTATCTTCTGAAATTGATAACGTTTGTGTAGTCTAATTATAGTTCCAAGTGTTTCTGTTGTCAGAGTTTTTGTAGTAATATACTGCTCGGTCTGGTGGATCATCCCATCGTCTTTCTTTAGGAGGATAGAAAAAGTAGACTGGTCCTCACCTAACCGAGCTATGTCTACCCCAAGAAAGTAATCCTGGTCGGGTGATAGGGTAGACTGTTTTTGTAATATGCAACATTTCTTTAGGAGTTCATCTGGAAAGTACTTGAATAAGTCATCAACGAACTCACCTAGATACTCTTGAGAATATGCTCTTTTGGACTTCCTCTTTTTTTCAGTTTCTAGGTGAGCTAGAGCTTTTTCTCTTACTTTTTCACTCCAAGTATCTGATATTTGCCTTTCTTTCATAACTACTTCACTTGTTACGCTAAATCTCTTGAATGATTTATACGCGTCATCTTTGTTAATCCAAACATTATAGAATTCTCCTTGAGTTCCAAACGGGGTACTTAGCATTATTAGGTCTCCAGCTGTTGTTAGAAGCATTGGAGTTACTGCATCCCATACTTCATCGGGTATTTGGGAGGCTTCGTCAGCGTAAAGTCTGTGAACAGTCATACCTCTAATACCAGTTCCGCTTAGCCCAGTTGGGAGACACCATATATTTACACCGTTTTTTAACATGATTTTAGACTTAGTTGGCCGATCTTTACCCATTTTGATGAGATTCTGTGCTTTTCTCTCTAAATAGTCTAAAGTCTTGGAAAATAGTAGTCTAGACTGTCTTTCTGTAGGCGCAATCATTAAAATGTTCTTATTTTTGTTTTCTGGGAGCAATGCCCAGTCTCCAGCGTCTTTTGCACAGATTTCAGTCTTTCCAACCTGTCTCCCACAGCAAAGTATCTTATCTCCTTCTGTTTTTAGGAATTCTTGCTGCCAAATGTCGTATTTTAGCTCTTGGGCCATATTTCTATGTTTCCTCCGTCAAATCTAGTAATCCATAGTGCCTGCACTCCATATTTCTCGGGAAATGCTTCATAAATGGTTTGGTCCTTCTTACTGCACTTCATATTCGTCTTTGCTTGAATAAATGCTATTTTGCTTTTGGGAGTAACACATACGGCATCAAACTTAGCCTCACCAATCCAAACATCTTTGAAGAATCTGTTATTAGGAAAGAACGTTAGGTCTGTGTAGCCTTGCTTTTCTAGGAATTGTCTGATATGAGAGTTAGTTCTCGCCATCTTTTGTAGTGTTTTTACCATTGTTCTCCATAGGAAATAGAGGCGTATTCATGATAAAAAAGGAGGTGATTAGAAATATCACCCCTATTTCCTAAAATATTATAATTTTTATAATTTAAATAATTTTGTTTTTTTGGGGATTTGTGGCATGGGTTAACCCATGAACCTACGCAAAATCCTAAACGTCGGCCTTTTTGCCTCCTTAGGGGCTGTACGCCCCATATTTAGGCTCTAGAGGAGTTATTCGGTTAACCGAATAACGTATACAGCTGTATAACTGCTGTTATACATGTGTATAAACACAGTTGGGGGCCTAGTAGTCCTAATTCCCCGTGTGGGGGCGGGGAATTACTCGTAGAACGTAGTGATATGGGGTTGAACACGTAATGAGCCATGCATTTATTATAGATCACTGTGTGTAGAAAGCATAGCTTTCTATATCAACACAGCTATATAGATCTTTTGCATGGCGAATAGACCTCTATTTCCTATGGAACTATTTCTAACCTATAAAAACAAATACTTTATATCTATCTATCTATCTATCTACCCATAAGTATATATACTAGTATAACCTAGTATAACTATGAAAGTAAACAAACAAATAACTTTGGACCTGGAGATTTACCAGACTCTTAACAAAGAGCCCAATGCCAGTGGATTAATAAATGAATTGCTGACGAAGCACTTCAAAACCAATAGCAGGGTGCAAGAGTTAGCTAAGCTTCCAAAAGAGGAATTACAAGCACTTAAAGAGAAAACTCTAAAGAAAATCAAATTAAGAAAGCAATTGGAGGCAATGGACAATGAATGAACTGTTCGACTGTGATTTTGAAGAAGGGGAGCTTGCTTATCTTAAAAAGACTGTTAGCTGCAGTATCTGCGATAAACAATTTCCTGCTCAAAGAAGAAAATATAGCAAAATGAATGGAATGTTGTGGTTATCTAATGAAGGAGTATTAATGAGCTTTGGTTGGAGAGGAGATGAAAGTAGATGGTTATGTAATAATTGCAATATTGAAGTAATGAGTGAGTTATATGTTCAAGAGAAAGGCTATTGGAGATTAAAATGGGTGAAAAAAGATGAATGAAGATGAAATGCTAAAAGAGATTCAAAATGCTGAAGTTGTCAAAGAATCACATGAAATCAGCTCCAAATTCCAAGGAATGACCATCAAGAGGCGTGAAATACATCAAATGATGGGAGCAGATGCACAGAGACTCATAGATGAAGCAGTGATGTTTTTCAAAAATGAAGTACTACCAGTTAACAGAAAGTATGTAAATGGACTCAAAAAAGACAAGAAAAGAGCCAAGAAAGTTGAAGAACAGCAGAAATGGGCAGTAGAAAGACTCTGTAGAAAGGCTGGAATCAAGAACTGGGAAGAACACTTCGCACACTTCATGGCAGGATTCTACAAATATCAGTATTCAAGCTTCAATGACTATCTAAAGCAAGAGGACGTACTAAATGAAGTGTAAAGAATGCAAAGAAAAGATTAAAAGACCATGTCAGAATAAGACTGGATATTGTAGAAAGTGTAGAAGCAAATTACAAATTAAAGTGCAAATGGCTCCTCTTTCTTGTTCTTAATCCAAGAATACCACCCAAATGTTCTAACTCCAACAAACATCACTGAAGCTATCAACTTAGCTCTCTTTCTTCCTGTAAATTTAAGAACTCCCATAACCTTAAGGTAGGGATTTCCCTCGGGTCTCCATTGAGAAATGCAAATATCTAATTGAGGGGAAGCTCTTGCCTCATCACGCACTCTTTTGTAAAGATTAACATCAGCCTGCCATCTAGAAACTTGCTGCCTTTTGTAATGCCAATCATGGTATTTACAAGCAAATGTTAAGTCAAGTCCAAGTAATCTCTCAGGCCACCATGTACACGCCATTATGATAACTCATTCAAGAACTCTTTGTAAACGCTCAATATCTCTTCTGGTTTAACTTCTCCACCCATTTCAGCCCATACCTTAGTCAAACACTGTGATTCTATACTAGCATCTCTGTTCGGCTTAGCAGGCGGAGCAGCCGTAGGCTGCGGAGTAGTAGGAGAAGGCGATGAAAAAGATTCCGCTTGCTTCATAA